ATATTAAACGGGTGTGCGACTCGTTTCTTGATGAAGTCTATGAAGGGAACCTTCTCATCCTCTCTGGCGCCCCAGTTGACATCCAGTGTGTTGTATAGGTCACCGCCCGTTCCGTAGAGTAAATTCCCCGGCTGGATGTCTGTCGGCTGGGTTTCGATCATCCGCTCGAGGCCACCATCATCACTGAACAAAAACTGAAACGGCGCGTCCTTGGCAACGGCTGGAACTCTCACGCCTCTTGAGATTGCCGTCTGGATGTCCTTGCCATACAGGTCTGCCGCATCGACCTCATAGACCTCGCCAGTGTCCTTGTGAACAATTGTGAGCCTTTTCGAGTATGGCTCTTCCGTTACCCTGGTTTCTGGTACAAAGCCAAAAAGAGGAGCTGCCTCTGTCCCTTCCGGCAATGGCTTGATGTCGAGCCGTTTTCCCTTTGCCCTCGGGGCCGGCGGCAGCATTGTCGGCTCGGGCGCGGTGACTGATTTTTTGGCCCGCAGCTCCAAGGCCTTCTTTAGATTTCCCTCTCTGATGGCCTTTTGAATCTCGTCTTCAGAAAGGTCCTGGCTACCATCCTTAAACAGACTGTAGAGCCCATACCCAAGGGTGGCCGCAGCAGTAAAGCCGGGAGAAATATTAAGAGCGGTGCCATACAGTTGCGCCCCTGCGGCAATCTCCTCATCGGAAAGGGGCTTTCGCTCCGTTCCGGTCAGACTCGGCTTCTTATCAGCCAAGGCTATACCCTTGGTCGGCCAAGCGTTTCTCAAGCGCCTGCGAGGCATTTGCAAAGCGACGAAGCTTCGAGTTGCGACTAACCGGCATATTTCCAATTTGCTGCGCCATTAGATCATATGGATTGCCGGGAGCCGCACTGAGGTCAATCTTAATCTGTTTTCCGGTGTAGATGTCTCTCAGCATATTATCGTCCATCCACTGCTCCCACGAGGGCCAATTCGTCTTGAACGCCTCCATCCATTGCTCGGCTGTCAGCTTATAGCTCTTTCCCTTGGCCTTTTTTGCAATGGTTCTAATGGCTGGAAGATGTCTACGAAGGGTGTTTTTTAATGAGAGCTTCACGGCTTTAGCCACCCCCCTCGCCCCTGCCGCGCTGTCCAAAACCGCGCCCAGCACCGCCCTATCGTTAGCTGCATCTGCGCGTTTGCCAACGATGTTCCAGTCCACAGAAACATCAAACACATACGGCTTTTTTCTGGCCTTGCCAAAGTTTACTTTGCTTCCAGAGCCGCCAATTCTTACCCTGACCGCCGTTGGGCTTTTTTCTTTCGCAGTCTGTGCCTTCCAAACCTGTTGACGCACCTGATTTGCGATATCTGCATGAACGGTGCCTGTAACGGCCTCGAACTCTGCGGTGAATTTTTTGAATGAGCCCTTGAACTCCGTGTCGGTGAATTTCTCAAGAGTCTTTAGTGGCTTGTCTTCCGCCCCCTTTTTCCCCATCAGCCGCTTGTGCACTTCTCCCCGGTAAGCCTCCAGATGCTCCCGAACAAGAGCCTGGGAGGTATCTCTCAGCCAGCGCGGCGCCTTGCTTCCAAATACACTGTTCGCAGCTTCTAGATATTGGGCGTCATTCAGGGTGCCAGCCCTCATCATCTCTAAGGTTGCCTTAATGTTGGCCAGACTTTGTTTTTCGTTGCTGTTTTTCCCGTAACCCTTTCCCGGTAGAATAAGCCCGCCGACTCTAAACCGATCTTTTACCGGGGCCCCCAAAATCTCGAGGAGTCGCCCTGTGAAGTCTGTTTTGCCGCTTGGGGACGTTATCTCTTCGCCCTTTTCGTCAAGATGCACTGCGGCCATCGCTAGACTAATATCGCCAGTTGATACCTTGGCCTTCCCCTTTTTGCCCCATGCCGCTGGAAACTGAAATACAGTCGGATCGTCTTCTTCTGCTTTCTTATCAAGCGATTGCGTTATGGTTGTTATGTTTCTCCCCTTCATTCTCAGCGGAAAAGCAACCTCCCTTAGCATCCTTTTGTAGCGCAAAGCTTCGTCCTGTGTGGTAGGCGCAAGGACGGCAAAGGGAATACCCTTTTGCAGTTGATTGTATTGGTGGCCAGTCAAGGGGGCTTGCACCGGCCTAAGCTTTCCGTCTACCTCTCTCTGAAGATATAAGGTTGGTTTTCCTGTTTTGGGGTTCTCGTAGAAGCCATAAGCGGCGTGCAGCGTGTGCCCCCTTAGATACCGCCATTTTCCACCGGCTATCTTGCTCACGCCGGTCCCATGCAACTCATCCGGTGAGGTGGATCTAACCTGTTCTGCGGTTAAAACCTCGGCCTTTCTAAATATCTCCTGCTCCCTCCCACGGGTTTTGTACATCAGGTCGGATATTTCCAGTTGTCTCTTCGTATTAACCCCTTGGCTTATCTTGTAGAACTCAAGGGCTTCCGCCGACAACGGGTTGATATATTTTCCTGGGTTAGCGAGAAACTCGGGAAGCGTAACTTCCACCTCCTCACCCGTTAGAGCGCCGCCGCGCGCTTTTGCAAGTAGATTTGCAAGATGTTTTTCAACAAGGGCAGCTTTGTCGGCAGCAGCAGGAGCATCAGGGCCCTGCTTTTTTTCCTCATACTCCTGCACGAGCGTATCTAACTCATACTCACTGGTTTGCCTAAGCCGCCCCTCTTCGCCCTGAACATAATAATCAGGCTCCATATATTTGTATGTCTCTGGCTCAGCGCCGCGCAGGCCTTCGCGCTCCCTGAACTCATCGCGCATATAGGCATCTTGAAGCGTCTCTGGAGTAAAGCCTTGTTTCTCAAGCCACCTGTTTGCTGCCGCAAGCCGCTCATCAGCGTCTGGCATAGCGGCCCTTTCCACCTCTGACAACGCGATATCTTCTGCCGCCAGCGCTTCGGCTGCTCTTTTTAGCGATGGTGTTACTGTTTCTATATAGGCTTGTTCCTTTGGCTTTCCAAACGTGCGCCCAAATCCCCACCCTCCGGCCTCTGCCGTCGCCAGCGGCTCTTTCAACCTATGCGCCATGTACGCAGAGCCAAGCTGGGTTGCAAGATTAAAGGTCCCACCAACAAGCGTCTGGCGCATTTGCGCTGCTGCACTTTCACGAGCAAGCTCCCGCTCGAGATCGGCCTTCATCTGGAACCGCTTTGTCTCCTCGGTCTGCGCGTAGGTTTGTGCGAAATATGGTAAATCTGGTATTGCGCCTGCCATGTTATTTCTCCTATTCTTTCAGCCAGGGAGCATACGTTGGCATATTTTCCTCATACAGGCCCTTCCATGTTACCTGCTTATATTGCCCACCCTGCCCGTCAGGAACCAGTGCAACGTCAAGGAACTGCTCCATGATCTCTTCTCGAGTATAATACTGCCCCGTCGCCGGATTGATGGTATGGAGATGTCTTGATATTTCAGCCAACACACCCGGACCATAGTCCTTGGCTCCGTTCGTCGCAGCCCATGCCTCGAGCCACTTCCAAGAGTCGGCAATTCGGTCCTGTTCTTTCTCATAATCAAACTGACTGCCCGCCAAGGAATTAATTTCACCTTGCAGCGCTGCCCTGATTTCCTCGCTCAGAATGTTTCCATAGAAAGCCATATAGGATTTCAAGCGGTTGAGTCGGTCCTCAACGGCAAGTTTTGCTGCCTCAAAACGCACATTTGCCATCGCGGCCATTGTCGAAGACGCTATCTGACCCATGCCGGCACCCACAAGACCGCTCGCGCCCATACCTCGAGCCGCCATCTGCTGGGCAAAGTTTGCGAGTTCCTCGCTCTCAGCCATCTTCAACTGCTCTATTTGACCGGCGATGTCCTCTTCGTCAATACCAAGAGCCTGGCCCATGTAGTCCCAAAGCCAGGGTTCAACCTGGTCCCGAACAGCCGCTGTTTTTTGTTGAGCGATCTCAGCCGCTGTTGGCTCCGCTGGTTCCGCCGTTGGTTCCGGGGGTGCTGTCGTATACCCTTTGCCCGGAGGCGATCCCGGCGCTGTATACGGGTCTTCTTCCGTTCCGGTCCCAACGTCTGAGCGGCCCGGCGTTCTGGCCATAGCCTCGCGGCCCGTTTCGTATCCCATCCCGGCAAGACCACCCTCTGGCACACCCTCTGTTACCACCGGCTCTTTCTCGGCAATTGCCCTTGCCGCCTCTGCCCTTGGGGCCGTTGGGGGCATACCAACCTGAATGCTAATCGGGGCTGCAACCGGACGCTCCGTAGGTGCGGCGGGTGGTGCGGCAGCAGGCGCGGCAGCGGCTGACACTGGCTCTGCGGCCTCAACGGGCTGAAGTGTTGGAATTGGGGGGATCCCAGGACGAAGCGTTCTCGCTCTGGCTGCGGCAGACATCAGCCCTTTATTCTGTACAGGAGCTGTTGGTGTCTTTCTCAGGCTGCTCGGGCTTTCGATCCTTGGATTCTTGTAGCCCTGCTGGCCTTTTGGTACTTGGTATCTCGCCATTTCTAACTCCTGTGCTCGGCCTTGAACCAAAGCTGCACGGTGATATCTACTGCATTGTTAGTGGTCACATCTGCCCGAACAAACAGCTTCTGGTTTGCATCAAACACCAACGACGCTTGCCCCTGGTCTAGCGTGCCGCCTGCCGTATCATCGCCTATTGTCACGGTATACTTTGCGTTTGCGGTTGTGTTGGCGTATGCGTCAGCAAAACTTGTATAAAGACGAATCTCAAGTTTGCCAAGGTTCGTGCCCGCTGGGTCTCCCCCGCGCAGCGTGTTTATCTCGTTGAAAATCAACCCACCATCTGAAAAGGATGACGGCACCGCAAAACCAAAGATTTTATCTGTCCCTGAGTTCATGTCGCCAAACGGAATCGAGACGCAGATATTGTGATACTTGTTATCAAGGTCTGCGTTCGGTATGCCGTCTGAAAGGTAGGTATTGACCTTTGTAAAATTGTCGTTCAGGCCGGCTGCAACAATCGCCTGACCCTCGGCATAGACATCAAAATCGATAGAAGTAGGCATCAGGACTCCAGTGTTGCGTTTGCGTGTTTCACCTTGAACCAGAACGTCGCGCAGATGTCGATTGCGTTGTTGGTTGCGGTGGACACCCTTACATAAATTGGCGAGTTAGCGGTAACAAGGGTGTTCATCTCGCTGGGAATGGTCGGGGAGGTAATAGAGCCTCCATCCAAGTCATCATCTGTTGTCGATATAAGGAGCGCGTCGACAGTGGTGTTGTTGTAGGCATCGGCCCAACTATCGTAATACGTCCACTTTACTGCCCCAGCGTTGCTTGTGCCGCCGCCGCGAGGTTGCTGGATAAGATACAGGACTGCTGTTGCCCCGACTGACGTCTGCCCCGGAAGAGCAATCGTATGGATAACAGACTCGGCGGTCGTCAAATCACCAGTAAACAGCGTTACGGCAAACGAGTGGTACTCGTTTTCGGCATCGGTCACGGCAAGGCCATTCGATAAATAGGTGTTGATTGCCGTAAAGTTATCGTTGACCTTCGTTCTGTTTAGAACGGTGGTGTCGCTTTGCGTGTCAAAGGTAATAGCCACTAGCAGCGCTCCTCGACACGTGATGGATCGATAGTATTGAGCGCACTGCCTGTCTCGATGCTTTGGTCGGCAAAGTAACTCAGCTCGGTTGCTGTGGTGTCAAAGCTGTTCCCAACAACAACCACCGCCGATACGTTGTCACCTAAGTACACGTTGCCCCCGGTTCGCTCAATAATGTTCGAGGTAATCATGCCACCCGTACACGTCCCACTATACTCGATTGCACGGTTGACACCAGTTTGGAATTCTGAATCAACAACCTTCACGTTGTTTGCACCGTTGACCAGAACGCCGTTGTAGAAATCCTCAAATACACAATTTCGCACAACTGAATTCTTGCCGGTAATTGTGAGCGCCTGTGTGGCTACCGTACCCGTTTCGTCAATAAAGCGAATACCCTCGAAGACGTTGCTCTCGCCGGTAGAGTTTATGATTGGATCTGAAGTTGCCTGTGCGCTTTCCCGCCTGAACACCGTCCGCCCCGGTGAAAGTGAAATCAACTGGATGAATTTACTGTCAATCTCGAGCGACCCGTTGAAGTTCCAGACCCCCTCTCTAAGGTACAGCCGACCACCGGTCTTGCTCAGGACCCCAATTGCCTCGCGAATCGGCGTGTCCTGCGAGATGCAAATCTCACACTGGCGGAGGGCAAGGTTTTCTATCTGCCGGCCAATCGTTCTGAAGCGGTGATCCCCACCACTAAACACCTTGACCGGAAATCTGGTATTCGAGCGACTGGACGAAAATATACGGCCCAGAAGGGGAAAAACAACAGGGGATACCAAAATCATCGCGTATCTCCCGCCTCGACATCCACCATGATGGCCTGAATCACAAGTGGAGGCGCAGCAATCCTATCCACTACGGCGGTGGCATATGTGCCGGTTGTGTCCACCCGGTAGCCAGACTGGAACCCAAGGCGCAGCGTTCTGGAGCGAATCGAGGCCGGCTCGAGTTTTGATGTGAACCAGTCGCGCCCCTGATACTTTGAATTAGGCGTGTGAGCCGTCCCGACGTAGGCCGTCCCATAATAGAGCTCCAGCTTGTTGCCGCCCTCTGCCGGGTGCGTTGGAATCAGGCCGTCTGTCTCCTGCGTTTCTGATGCCGCCGCTACAGTCGAGCCGTCAGCGGCAAACGCCTGCGAGTCCGCGTGAGACTCCTCTCCCTCGGCAAACCAACGAGGTCCGTACTTGTCCGCGTCCAGGTCGCCCCATGAGAGCATCTTTAATCGAATCGGCCTGAACAGAGACAGTGTCGGATTGTCTTTGAACAGCCTTCCGGTGATGTAAATAAACGGAATATATGACTTATTGATGGCCGCGCCGCCAGACTGGGCAAGGTCATCGAGGTGACCCCCGTATCGAAGCAGCGGAAACTCCCCGACAGAAGACTCCCCCGTTCCAGAGGTATAGACAATCTCATTGCCGCCAATCAGGACGGTGGTGCCGTCATACATGCATGTGACCCGTGACTTGCCGGTGGCCACCTCCGAGGAACCGTACTCGGGGCCTCGGCCAGCCTGTAGCGGCTGATAGATGGACCATGCCGCATGGTAATAGTCGTACACAAGGGTGAGCGCATAGGCGCCGGGTTTCGTTCCGTGAATGTCCAGGCTCCACCAAATCTGATTTTTCTTCTGTACATGCAGCACGTTTGAGTGGGGAATGGACGACTTCACCGCCTTATAGGGCCAGCCAAACTGTGCCAAATCGTGTGATACAGATGGAGTTGATGTTACGGGCACGTGAGATTGCGCTGACTCGCCGGAAAAAACAGAATCGATCCCTTTGCTTATTTTCTCGATGCCGGCGCCTTCGTCATTTGCGCCACTAAAGCCATAGATGCCATCTCGAGCCATGAAGTAAAGGACTCCGTTGGCCTCCACAATCGAATTTGGCGCGATGCATCCAACCCCGCTAACGGCCTTGAAGAGCTGGAATGTTTGGTCCGTGCCGCCCGTCAAAAGGTAGATGGAACGGTCTGTAAACACCACCAACTGTTCCTTGAAAGACCTCAACCCGGTGATGACTTCCATCTCTTCGACGGCAAGGAAGTGATAGGCAACGATTCCAAGTGGATCGAACGGGTCTGACCATGCAACGTGCTGTGGTCCAAAAATCATCTTGGATCGATTGTTCTGGTTTATGCTTGCCTCCGAGAACTGGCTCTGTAGCGCATGGACCGGATAACTCAGCTCAACATTGAAGTGTTCTGGAAAGCCTGCGTACCAAACCGAACCCAGGTGCTCGGCCATAATCGGGCCAAACGGACCCCTGCCCCTTGGTGGGGTTATCCAATACCCCCAGCT